GTTATGTGAACCTTGAACCAAGTCTTGACTACAAAGGAAACAGTTTAGTACCGTCCCTGGATAGTCAGCGTACAAGGAACCTTCGACAAGGTGAGAGACTTAGAAACTTTCTCTTAAATGAGGAAGTACCAAGTTTTATCAGCCTTCTCAGGAAAACACTGAAGGATGGTTCTTATACCAGATTGAGACATTACATGATCGTGATGAATTTCCCTATTCCAATGTTGGAAAGGAAATCCCACCTCAGTAAGCCTCAGTTGGTTGAGGACATCCGTGTGTGCCTGACGCTTCTACAATCCAAACTCTTTATGATAAAGAGGATGGAGGCAGAATCGTATGTCGAAAGGTTACTAGACACTGATTTCCCTGGTTGGGAAACTTCTGGACCTGAGTGGTCAAACGAAGTGAAAAGTGTCATATCACCTTCCAATCTCATCAGCCAAGAGTGAAACTTTTTGGAGCCTACCTACAACCTAAAGAGTGACTCGTCGTCATTCTGATTGAACCGTATCCTTGAAAAAGGAGGTAGGTTATGTTGCTTTTGCAACACAATCAGGAAGGAGTGACGCGTCGTCTTACTGTTATTGGCGTCCCACGACATACCATTAATGCTTTTGTAGCAGAAATGGTAAAGTGGGAGAAGTGTTCTGGCGTTGATTGGACGATTAAAAGGCTGAAAAGCCTGAAAGTCGACCTAATCCGCGCAAGGACAGGACTGCAACCATTAACCTGGGTTCGTAAGAACTCCAAGGGTAAGATTGCAGGTGTCATTGGTTCACTTTTTAAGTGGGCCTCACTGTCGGAGAAGAACTTCAGTAGAGTGGTTCAAGCCTTTATGGCTTATTCCTTCTACGTTCTTCCTGAGCTAACTGAAACTCAGAAGAAGAAGTTTCTCTCTGCCATTAACCCTGAAAAGGGTAATGAGACCGACGATGGATTTAACAAATCCTTCGTTGACACTGTCCGCAGAACAATTCGCGTGAGAACGATCAGTTGTTCTGGTCGTCCTCTGGTGATTTATCGGGGTTCTCCCGATAAGAAGGCACCTCGATTCTTTGGTCAAAAGAGTGTCCCGCAACAGGAAAGAATTCTGGATGATCTCCAGATTTTCAATTCTGATGCAGGCATTCGATTGTACCATAAGTTTAAGGAGCTTTACAGCCCCTTACTCTCAGGTCTCGAGATACGCCAGAGATTAGACGATAACTGCGAAATGTGGTCTAAAAACCCCCATTCCGCGTTATTGAATGATCTTCCTGTCCAAGGTGGAGAAATCCACTTTCTTCAGGAACCTGGCGGGAAGCTACGATCTGTAGCTTCGCCATTCCGAATCCATCAAGAAGCTCTTCGCCCTTTGGGTGATGAGATCTATGATGTGGTTCGATCACTCCCTTGGGATTGTACTTTCGATCAGTCGAAAGCACTTCCCTACATTCAGTCTCACCTTGTAAAAGGTGGTCAAATTTCCTCTGTTGACTTGTCCAATGCTACTGACCATTTCCCTTTGGATCTGCAGGAGTTAGCTCTTAGAGCTATATTCCCTCAGTCCAATTGGGACCACATTGATCTTTTCATTAAGATCAGTCGTGGTACATGGAAGTCAAACATTGGTTGGCTACAGTGGACGAAGGGGCAACCTCTAGGATTGTATCCTAGTTTTGCTGCCTTCACTTTGACGCATGGACTGTTACTCCACCACTTAAGTGGTTGTGAATTTCACAATCAATTCTTTGTGGTAGGAGATGATGTAGTTATCTTAGAGAATGAACTCTATGATAAGTACATCGCCATGCTAGACCGAATGGGCTGCCCATGGTCTGCAGATAAATCAATCTCTTCCAACAAACTATGTGAGTTTGCTGGGAAGATTATCACTCCTACTAGGGTTATACCCCAGTTGAAGTGGAGGAGGATGTCTGATGACAACTTCCTAGATATCTGTAAACTTCTGGGTCGCCAGAGCCGCTGCCTCCTCAGTAAGAGGCAAAGGCGGGTGTTTGACAATGTTGCCCACTTATGTGAGCCCATTGGTCTGAACTTTTCAAAACCAGGTGATAATCTGGTTAAGATGGTTCAGAGGACACTCGACTTTTACCGCCCGTCTGAGTTGGTTGTAGGAGCCCTTATGGGCCTACATAGTCAGATAAACCATTTGGTTTATCTGTACTCCGACTCTCCGTACAAGTTCATTTTACATGAGCTTGCACTGATGTCGGCTACCTTTGACGAAAAGGTAAAATCAGTAATGGAAGAAACCATCTTCTCCAATTGGACGACCTCACAGTCCATTGGTTTAAGTGGTCTTTCCACACTGCCCGAGGCTCTCGATCTAAAGCCGAG